GGGACATCTGTCCTCATCCTGCTCAACCTGGCGTCGAGGAGGAATGGGCCTTAAATGGCTTGCATCTTCTTGGCAATGGTTACTCACTCTCATGAGAATGAGACCAGGCTCTAATCTAAGTTGGACACGTTAAACGGTCAATAGACTTGAGAGATTCAGCGCATACTTCTTGTTTTACGATAAGAAGAATTAATATCGTTGTGTCACTCTTGTCGGGGTGACCCCCTTCTTATAGCTCGTAAAAGTTATATTAAGGAACTATTTCCGATTATAGGTTATAAACCTGCCTTCCCTTTTGTTACGAGGGAAGTCCCGGTGAGGGGTCGTCTTCTGCCTCTTAGGGCCTTGGCGCCTAAGGGGGAACAGAAAAGTATCTTTCATAACTAAACAATAAATATCTAATTATGAAACAACAACTAAAAGCTTTTAATAAGTACTTCTCAATACTTTATAAGCGATTAGATGTTAGTGATACTTGACGACGTGCCTTCGGGCACGAAGGAAGTATGATTGGTTACCTTAATAGGGTCCCGATCGTCCTTCTAGGGAAAAGTTCTAGAACTTATATTTTGGCTATAATTGCTTTTGCTCGTTTTGCGCAACCTATGGTTCGAAACCAAGGTTTTAAAGGGTTTGCTGTATACTCAAAGGCTTGCCAGACTTTATTAATTAAATCTGTTGCCGGCTCACCGATCAAATCGGTATTTGAGGCCTTTAAAGTTAATGTTTCGATCACCAGAGATGGACTTCCTAAGCTGATTCCTAAGAATCATAGGATTAGGATCCGGCGGGGTGATATTAATATAATAAGATTTTGGTCCTCTATATTCTCAATTTTTAGAATTGTGGAATATTTAGGTAAACCAAATCTTAAAACTATTACTCGCCCCGGTCGTTGAGTTGAGAAGAGAGGTTTTATTGAATTTATACCTTTATTCTTCGCTCGACTGGCGACTCAAGTAGATATACCTATTAAGGTACGTCCTTGGGAACCAGTTCTTATACAAAAGTCTGGACCTGGAGTTGTATCGGGTGATAAGGATCTGAAAGGAAACTTATTCCGGCCTACAACGACAACAGCTGCTATGGTTTACCAAGCAGTGGCTTTATCTCGTGATATTGATTTATTCAAATCATTCATGGATGTAGCACGTCGATTAGGTCAAGGTGACTTATTGATGAAGATTAACGACATTATTAAGTGATCTGGATACAGCATGCCGTGGTTACTTCAAGAGGAGGCTTTATCTAGAAGCTCCTTAGTAATTCCTGAATACTTAGGTAAATTAGGAATTAAAGAAGAACCCGGTAAAGTGAGGGTGTTTGCAATGGTGGATTGATGAACTCAGATGCTTCTTCGTCCTCTTCATAAGTCGATCTTCAGTGTTCTATATGGTTTAGATACTGATGCGACTCGTGATCAGGATGCAGCAATAGAGCGAGGTCAAAAGATGTTAGCGAGTTCTAAATTCGCTGCATCTTATGACCTTTCAGCTGCTACAGATAGGTTACCTGTAGAGCTGCAAGCTTTGTTGCTGAACCACTGATTCCCTGGTCTAGGGGATCCGTGAAAGAAACTTTTGGTTAATCGATCTTATCTCGTTCCTAAAGCCGTAAGAGGCTGAGGGATGAGAATACCAAAATCCGTTAGATATGCCGTAGGACAACCCATGGGGGCTCTGTCTTCTTGGGCTATGCTAGCGTTAACACATCACTTTATTGTGCAATATGCAGCTCATTCGTGTGGAAAACTCGGATGGTTCTCTCAATACTTGATTTTAGGAGATGATATTGTCATATTTGACAAGTCAGTCGCCCAGGCTTATTTAAAGTTAATGAAGACTCTTGGAGTCGATATTAATCTTATTAAGTCTGTCGTTAGTAATACTCATTTTGAGTTTGCTAAACGATTTGTATCTAGTGAGAAGAATTTCTCCGCACTGTCCTTCAAGGAGATGGACGTGGCATCGAAATCTCTTGATGCTACCATGTCTTTATTTGATAGGATAAGAGGAACCGAGTGATCCGCTAAGGATATGCTTAAATTCTCAGGAGCCGGCTATAGAGTTTTATCTCTATTGTCGAATCCTTTAAAGGACATTTCGGTTTATTGACGGAATTTAATTATTTATTCCTCAATGCCGGAACGTTCCCTTAATTCAGCACCTAATTGGTTATCTTGGTTAGAGATATCCAAACTCGGATCTTTTGATAATATGTTATCCCTTGACTCTTTAAAAGATAAATTTAAGAGTTGAGTCGTTGGTTTTAAACCGTCGCGACTAAAAGGGCTAGCCTCTATTATTTCAGGACCGGAATTAGGAACAGGTCTTAGACCTGATGAGAAAGGGGTACTGCGTTATCGAAAATTATTCGATCCGACATGAGATTTATCTCGTGAACCCAATCCCACTGAAGAGAAATTAATTCAAAGTTTAAATAGGATCTTATTCAAGGCCAGTCTTCGGATTGACCAAGATAAAAGAGAAATCAATGATCTTTGAAAGGATATTGAACTCTTTTGAGACTGAAACAGTCGAGAAGAATCTATTGAAACTCTGAACCGTATGTTCGATACGCTTGAATTTACGTTAGCTCGGGAAACTGAGCCTAACATAGTTCGATTGGTTGCAGAACCTTTACCTAAAAGGCTAGCTCCAACCATGTTGCGTCTCTGACATAATTCACAGCCTAGATAGCTGCGAATCTATTATATATACAGGAATCTCTAAGAAGGCGACTAGCGGAGTGGGGAACCACGTTGAAACTAGAAGGAATCGTCCGAAGGATAATACTCAAGAACAATCCGGGGCTTAGAGAGGACAACGGTAGTGCTTATGCACCGAGGACCTTCCGATGGGAGTGGTCTGGGCCGTCATGAAATCATTTATGATTATATAATAGCGTCATACCTTAAAGAATGGCAAATCCACTTTGGTTTATCCCAGAGCTGGAGATACGAACCAAACTAAGAGAAGTTGAGCATGCAAAACTCTTCTTCTATGGAACTTTCCTGAAGTCACATATGGTATATGGACTCAGCATGGAAATTCATGTATCCATTTCCTCATAAGCAAGGATTGTGAATGGTAAGAGCGAAATGTTAATCGAAGCCAACTCCAGAACGGAGAGATCTCGGAAAAACTGAGGAATCAGTCAATTGTTAACATTAGCTCGTCCCTTCCCTTAAGCAAGGAATGAGACTCACAATTAATAGAAGTACCTATATAATCTATAAGTACCTTATGCTAGAGAAAACCCTCTATCCTCTAATCCAGTAAACGATAGCTCAAAATGAATAAGGTTGTAAACACCTTTTACTCTTTAGCACTGCCTTAACAAGGTACCACGAGAGTATGCTATCGGCTGGGAAGGAAAACATTGCAAGAGTGTTGAAAGACCCTTGAAACGGAGGAACATAAGTGAACAGATGATGCTACTTATGAGGATTGAGCCATTTGAGACTCAAGAATTTACACGCATCTAAGCGCAATGGAGCCTGATATTCTTCCTGAACCGGGAAGAGGGGCAGAGCACTCCATCTGAAC